ATAGCTGTAGGATCATTAGCAGATTATTTTGGACTACCAACAGGAACACCAGGATTAGAGTTTTCAGACCTACCATTTAGAGCCTATAAACATATTTGGAACGAGTGGTATAGAGACCAAAACCTACAACAAACAGAAGATTTTAGTAAAGGCGATGCGTCAATGTCTAACTATAATTATCTTCTGAAACGCGGAAAACGTCACGATTACTTCACATCATGTTTACCCTGGTTACAAAAAGGTGACAGCGTTAATCTACCACTAGGTAGTCAAGCAACAATAAAACTAGACGGTACTAATAACGAGTTGGTATTTAGATCACAACACCAACACGCAGGAATTAACCTAGACAGCACACCAATAGTTCCAGAAGTAAAACAATTAAACGGAAGCAGTTATTCAACCTTTAACGAAGAAACAGATAGAACTAATATCGATCCAACAGAGTACACTGGAGCATATGCAGATTTAAGTTCAGCAACAGCATCAACAGTTAACGAACTAAGAAAAGCTTTCCAAATACAGAAATTACTCGAACGAGACGCACGTTCAGGCACAAGGTATTCAGAGGTAGTCAAAGCACATTTTGGAGTAGATTTCCTAGATGTCACATACAGGCCAGAATATTTAGGTGGTTCAACTAGTCCAGTTACTTTCCAAGAAATACCATATACAGCCGCACAAACTCCCGGCAGTAGTTATATGGGCACACCCGCCCAGGCTACGGGTGATTTAGCCGCCGCGGGTCAAATAGTAGTAAATTCAGGAGGATTTACAAAATCCTTCACAGAACACGGTATTGTCATAGGTCTAGCATCAGTACGAGCAGATTTAACATATCAACAAGGCGTCGACCGCTTCTGGTCACGCGAAACAAGATACGACTTCTATTGGCCAGCATTAGCACATATAGGCGAACAGGCAGTATTAAATAAAGAAATATATGCAACAGGTTCAGGCACTCAAGATAACGGAGTATTTGGTTACCAAGAACGCTGGGCAGAATATAGATACAAACAAAGCAAGATTACAGGAAAAATGAGAAGCAACGCATCAAGTTCACTAGACGCATGGCATCTATCACAAGAATTTAGCAGTGCCCCATCATTAAATTCTACATTCATTGAAGAAAACCCACCAATGGACCGGGTTACAGCATTTCCAAACGAACCTGATTTCCATATGGATTGTCACTTCAGATTTACAGATGTTTCACCAATGCCAGTATTCAGTGTACCCGGCTTAATAGATCATTTTTAAGGAGAAAATATTATGTCAGTCCCAGCGCCATCAGTCCCAGCGGCAATAGCCGGTAGTGTAGTAACCGGGTTATTTAACAGAAATTCAGCTAAACGAAACATTGCATTCCAACGCGAAATGTCAAACACAGCCTGGCAACGAGCAACTGCAGACATGAAAGCAGCGGGGATTAATCCAATCCTCGCCGCTAAAGTCGGACCAGCATCAACACCCGGAGGCGCACAAGCAACAATGCCAGATCTAGGAGCAACATATAATTCAGCAATGCAAGTACAACAAACTATCAAAGAGTCAAATCAAAATATAGAAAACAAAAAAGCTGAATTAGTATCAACAACTTCAGAAAATGTATTAAAACAAGCCATTGCGGAATATCTACAAACAACAGAAGGCAAAAAATTAATTCCAACCTTAGCCGCTGGTGGTAAATCATTAAATCCAGTTACAGCATTAATGCGATGGTTCACAGGGCCAGCTGGAACTGATTTAGATCAATCAATACAAGAACACAACCCCGTTAAAGTAATACAAGGGGTTGAAAGAGTAATCAAAATTAACCAAGCACCAGACTTTTATCCAAAGGATCAATAACATGACTAAGAAAATAGAAAAATATGAAACACCAATAAGAGTTAGACGCCCACGCTCAGAATTCACCACAATAGATACAGGCGAAGGATTAACAGAACAAGCACATAAAGATCAATGCGATATCAACTCAATATTACATGACTACACAAGAACAGGATTTATCCGTCATGCTAAGGAAAATCAAGGTCAATATGACGATGTAACAGCATACGATTTCCAACAAGCACAAAACATGGTAGCAAATGTTAAAACTATGTTCGAAACGTTACCTAGTGAGATTAGACAAGAGTTCTCACAAAACCCTAGTACATTCCTAGATTATGTACAAAACCCATCAAATGGCAAAGAATTAGCCGAAAGAGGCATATTAATAGGCAACGATGGAATAAACATACACGGAGCAACTAGCAGAGCGTTAACAAAAGCGCAATATAAAGAAATGATTGCGCAAAAGTCAGCTTTGGCCGCTGAAGTTTCTTCAGCAAATAAAGCAGACTCGTCAAGCGAAAGCGCGACAGAAAGTAGTTAGTAAGGACCTAATTTGTCCGCACTCCGACCACCCCTACTTGATGTAAATGGTCGGAGTGACACCCGAAGGGTTCACTACAAGAAAAAAAGGAGCGAAGCGACTTGAAAATAAAAAAAGGCGTTAGCCTTATAGGACTAAGACTGGTCATGAGGCCAGTATTAGTAGAAGCAGACCGAATTTGGCAAGATTTAGGTCAAGAATTAGTAATTACAAGTGGAACAGACGGGGAACATTCCCCTGGTTCACTACATTATTACGGATACGCAATTGACTTACGCACCAGATATTTTACACAAGAAGAAAAATGGGATGCTTACTGTCAATTAGTAGATACATTAGAGTACGAAGGATTTAACGTATTTCTTCACGATACACATATACATGTAGAGTTTGACGCAATATTAAATGGAGAAGTTTAAACATGGAAAAGCTAGAAGTAGCAACATATATATTACAAAACTGGGAAGTATTAAGTTTGGTAGTTACCAACATATTAGCCCTATTTATAAAGTCACCATTACAAAAAGGAAGTAAAAAATGAAAAGACGAAAAATGTCATACAAAGGAAGTAAAAAATTATTTAAAGCAACAGCACAAAAATCACACAGATATAACATGAATAACCGCCCTATGCGTGGCGGAACAAGGCTCTAAGTTATGGCTTGCACGTCCCCAATTACCGGGTATCGTGCAAAGCATCTAAACGCAAATGGAAAAAGACCAATCGTATTTAACAGAAACGATGGTTATACAGATATGGAAGTAACAGTGCCATGTGGACGCTGTACGTCGTGTCGACTAGAGTATAGTAGACAATGGGCAGTTAGGTGTATGCACGAAAGAACCCAACATAAAAACGCGATGTTTATCACGTTAACTATTGCCCCCGAACATCTAAAAACCGTTTGGGACTGGAAACCAGCAAAAACAGGAGAAAAAAGATCAAAAGAAAAATTAAACGAACATTGTATTAGTAAAGTTAGTGTTCAAAGGTTCTTTAAAAGACTAAGAAAACAAACAGGAGCAGATATAAGATATTTCGCATGCGGTGAGTACGGAGATAAGACAAATAGACCACATTATCACGCCATTATATATGGCTATGATTTCCCCGATAAACTACTGCATACAAAAACAAAAAACGGAGACTTATTATATAAATCAGAACAACTACAAAAAATTTGGGGGTACGGATTTTGCTTAATCGGAGACGTAACATTTCAAAGCGCAGCTTATGTAGCACGTTATGTGATGAAAAAGAGAAAAGGAGAGCCAGATACAATAGATCCAAGAACTGGAAAAACAAACGCGGAATACTACATGCTAAAAGACCCCCAAACTGGGGAGGTCTTTACAATTAAACCGGAATTCTGTTTAATGAGCAGAAAACCCGGATTAGGTAAAGGTTGGCTCGAACAATATAAATGTGATACAAATAAAGACTATATAACTCTAAACGGAAATAAAATGGGATTACCCAAGTATTACGACTCAATATTACAACAAGAAGATGAGGAACAATTTAGAAAAAGAAAGAATAAAAGAATGCAAAGAATTAATAAGGAAGAACAATTACCAGAACGAATGGAAGCTAAAAGGAAGGTAACAGAAGCAAAACACAAACAGCTAGTAAGGACGCTATAACCCCTGCCATATCCACCTATTGAGATTAGAGGACATAGCAGGATTTATAACTTAATCAGTTACTTAGATATTAAAAAAGGCTTAAAAATGAAATTAAATGTATATTCTATTCACGACAAAGCAGCTAACGCTTACACACAACCATTCTTTATGCATAACGATGGTTTAGCCATTCGAGCATTTCAAGATAACGTCAATGCAACCGACGAAAACAACATAAGTAAACACCCTGAGCAATTCGCATTATTTAAGCTCGGCGAGTATAACGACAATTCAGGAATAATAACACCTCTACCCTCTCCCGGTCATATATCGGGAGGATTAGAACTAGTAAACCCAACCCCAGAAAGTGACATATTAAAAGAGATAAAGGCATTAAAAGGATATCTAACAGAAATGCCAAAACTAAAGGAGATAGTTAACCAATGAAAACAGTAATGGACCACAATTTCAGTCAAGCACCGACCGCGGACATTCCGCGGTCATCATTCGACAGATCTCATGGATTAAAAACCACAATAGATGCTGGATATTTATATCCCATATTTTGGGACGAAGCATTACCTGGTCAAACCAAAACAGTAGATCCAACAATATTCGCTAGAATTAACACCCCTCTATTCCCTCTAATGGACAATTTATACATGGACGTTCATTTTTTCTTTGTTCCATATCGTCAGGTTTGGGACAATTGGAGAAAATTTTGCGGAGAACAAGTAGATCCGGGCGACACAACAGACTACACAATACCGCAACAACAAACTCAGCAAGGACAAATAGCTGTAGGATCATTAGCAGATTATTTTGGACTACCAACAGGAACACCAGGATTAGAGTTTTCAGACCTACCATT